CTAAAATTTCTCTCCACCATGATTGCGATATTATGCTCTTATCTAATTCTTGCAGAACACTTTCGTCTTCTACAAGCATAGTATTTCTACTTAAACTATCAAAGGTCACATCTTCAATCAGATCAGGGCGGGAAAAGAATCCTACAAGGGACTCAGACACTCCGCCCTGAGGCTGGATGTTCTCTTCTACAAGTTGAGATATTGTCTCCAGTTCAGACAAACTCAACTTATTACTTGTTAAATGCTTCTTTTTAACTCTCTCGAATATCTTAATAATAGAAATTATCCAAGCAATCAAGAGATGTCTCTCTTTTCCTCTCACCGAGATATATTCTGCGCTAATCTTTTTATTCTCAGCCAGGAACTCGGGAGGAAATCCTATGATAAAATTTGAAGTTAATAAATCATAATATTTAAAATATATAGAGCCATACAACCAATCCCCATCACGTATAACGTGAGTGAAATCGAATACATAGCCTCTTCTGTGTAAGGCCTTGATGTCATCTATACAATCTTGCTTAGTTAATCCATGTAAATTCTGAAATTTGTTTGTTGTTATAAAAATTTTATCGCTGTTAAAATATTTTGTATCTTTAAGAGGAGCATCTGCGCAATCTAGGGGTAATTTCACTGCGGATACCATATTCATAATCGTCCGCCACTGCGACACACCCTCTTGACCTAAATCATCCATATAAAATATTGGTTCATTGTTATAATTATCATAGAAATCTTTTCCATTCCCCACTGCCTTAACAATGTGAGAATAGCAAGGTTCTCCTAGTGCTTGTACTACGTTGTTGAGGACAACTGATTTCATTTTTCCAGGCGGGCCTTCAAAGATAAAACAACTTGGTTCTTGGCGATAAGGGTTATTATAACTTTCTACCAACTTGAGGAGCCTAATCCATTTCTTCCAAATGACAGATACTGAAGCAGATCTTCTACTCCATTCTAATATCTCATTTACGTCGCCTAAGTCCCTTTCTAAATTAGCTACTCTATCTCTAAAGCTCTGAGCTAACAGGGTCTTTCCCTCTTTGGACTCTTCAAT